AGTCAAACAATATAGAGCAGAAAATCCAGGTAGTAAATTAAAAACTGCTGTAACTGGTAAAGTAAAACCAGGAAGTAAAGCTGCTGGAAGAAGAAAATCATTTTGTGCAAGATCAAAAGGTTGGACTGGTGAAAGAGGTAAAGCTGCAAGAGCTAGATGGAAATGTTAAAATAAAAAAAAGAAAAATAAAACATTATGATTAGAAATTATTACACAGACTCATATAAAACTGGTATTCCAGTTGTAGCAAGTGATGTCAATTTATTAGACGGTAGAACCAAAGCAACAACACCACAAGCTTACTGGGAACAATATAATTTATATATAGGTAGAGCCGCTGCTGCTCCTGCAACAACCGCAGTTGTAACTCCAGCAACCACAACTTCAACAACTATATCTTGGGTAATACCAAATCCTAATGTAATGTCAGGAATGACTATATCAGGAACAGGTGTTCCAGCAGGTATAACGGTTATTTCTGTAGCTGCAGATGGTTTAAGTATTGTGGCTAGTGCTCCTTTAAGCATTGCAAATCAAACTGTATTAACTTTTAGTTTTGCTACTTTAAATACTTTAAAAGTTCTTACTACTGATAACCAAGAGGTTACATTTAATAACTTACAATCAGGAACAATATTACCAGTGAGTGTTGTTCAAGTTTATTCAGCAGGTACATTAGGTATAGATAATATGACCGCATTATATTAAAACTATGGGAAAAGAAATAAGAGAAGCTAACAAAGCTAGAAGACAAGCTAGAAAAGAAAGAAAAAAAGGTGTCAAAGAAGTAGGTGAAGAAAACTACAGTTATGACGGATACCATAAAGGTGAATATGACAAGAAAGGAGACTCAAAAGAATATGGTAAAGTAAAAAGATATTCTAAGAAAAACCCTCCACAGTCACCACCAACTCAAATGAAACAACCGTTTTATAGAACTGGACCTATAAACTTTGGTGATTTATATAAAGGAAAAAAATAAAAAAAAACATTATGCCAAACATTAGCAAAAAAACAGCTTACGACGTAAAGGAAGCTAGCAATCAGTCACTTTCTAAAGGTGCAAGAAAACATTATGCAGAAAACGCACAAGCAGGTTCTAAGACAGATTCTAAGGGATCTTGGTTGTCTAAACACTTTAAACATTAATTATGGGATTTTCAATGAACAAGCCTAATATGAACATATCATACGGAGGCGAATCAAACAAACAACAAAAAAGTAACTTGATGAAAGATAATCCAGTTGCTAAACATGCATCAGCAATGAACATGACAAAAGCTCAAGATAAAAAACTTCCTGAAGCATTACAAGATGAACTTCCTCAAGAAGGTAGAACTTCCCCTGCAACAATGGTAAAAAAATATGTAAAACCTAAATTTAAAAAAGAAACTGAATTAGTACTACCTAAACCAGACTCTGTTATAAACAAGAACAAACCTAAAGGTAAAAAATATTAATACTATGGGAAAATCTGGAACAACTAAATATCCTAAGATGTTTAATTTACCTTCTCCATTTAACATGGAAAGCAAAAGATTAAATAAACTTAAGAAAAAAGGCGATAGAGTAGCCGCGAAACATTCTAAAGAGTTTGACAAAATGGATATGGGTCAAGAGTATAATGACAAGAAGCTAGCAAGACTTGATAAGAAAAGTGACAGAATACAAAAAAGAATAAATAGATTATCTAAATAAATAAATACAAATTAACAAATTAACAAATTAAACAATTAAAAAAATGGCAAAATTTATTTCTATCAACGTGCTTGATAACACAAACAGTGGTGTTGCAGGAGCTTCTCAATTTGGAGAAGGAGAACACCTAATCAATGTAGACAAAATCATTGAAATCACTCAAACAGATGTAAGTACTTTAACAGTATTATTAGACTCACCAGTAGGTGCTGCTGATATTATTACATTAGTTGCTTCAATCAACTCTACAGGAGCTGCTGTAGGAGCTGGTAATATTCCAGTAACTCCAGTTGGAGCACCTTTAAAAGATGCGCTTAACTACTCACTAACTGCTAACCCAGGTGGTGTTAAATCAAAATGTATATTAGGTTTTGATCAGCAAACTGTTGCTGGTGGTGGAGCAAACAGAATGTACTGGAGATCATTCGTACAAGCGTAATGAACAAAGGCTTAGGTGATAAAATAGAGTCTTTCACTAGAGCAACTGGTATTAAGAAAGTTGTTGATGCAGTGTCACAGGGTTTAAACATACCCTGTGGCTGCCAACAGCGTAAAGAACAACTTAATAAAATGTTTCCTGGAAAATAATGGCATTTAAACTCAATAACCCTCCATATTCTTACGATAGCCCGCCTATTTACAATGTAAGTATGGAAGAAGGTGTATTAGGTAAAGCCAATAATAATGGAACCATTATAATAAATAAAGATATTAAAGATCCTAAACAGATAGAAGACGTTATAAGTCACGAGTCTATACACATCGATCAAATGAAAAGAGGTGATTTAGATTATGATGACAGTGCTGTCTACTGGAAGGGTAAGACGTATTCAAGATCAAAAATGCAAGAAGGGGCTAAAAACCTTCCTTGGGAAAAAGAAGCTTATGCCAAATCCTAAGAAAAAATTCAAAGATACTAAAGTAGGTAAATTCTTACTAGGTAAATCAGGTATTATAAATGTGATTAGTAATATATTGCCCGATCAAGGTGCATTAGGTATGGTTAAAAACCTGATAGACAAAGATCAGGACTTAACACCACAAGATAAAGAAACAGCTCTTAAATTACTAGAGCAAGACACTATAGAATTACAAGAAATATCAAAACGATGGGACAGCGATATGAAATCAGATTCTTGGCTTTCAAAAAACACACGGCCAATGACCCTGATATTTTTAACAGTATCTGTTGTTATTTTTATTCTATTAGATGGGTTTGATATTGCATTCGGTATAAACAGCGGATGGATAGACCTTTTAAAGTCATTATTGATTACTGTTTACGTAGCTTATTTCGGCTCAAGAGGAGTTGAAAAGTTCAAATCTATAACCAACAATTAAATTTTATTACAATGAGCGATGCAAAACAAATGATTACCAAAGACCAACTAGAAAAGATTCAAGGCTTTCAGAAAGAACTTAACAAGATCTTAAATGAAGTTGGTTTCTTAGAAGCCCAAAAATCCGCAGTATTAGGGAAGTTCCATGAAGAAAACAAAAAGACTGAAGACTTCAAAAAGGAATTAGAGGAAGAATATGGATCTATCAATATTAATTTAGAAGATGGAACGTTTACACCTATTGAAAAAGAAGAGGATAAGAAATAATGTCTTCAGTTATTAGAAAGATAAGTATTGGTTCTGACTATAAAACTGATGCTATGCACTACTCGATAGGGCAGTCGGTATATGGTGGTCACACAATCTCACATATACTTTCTGATAAAGAAGATAATTCTTATAATATTTTTATCAAAAAACGAGACGAGGTATTGCCGTGGAAGAAGTTTAATTCTAACATGGCAATATCAGTTGAGTATGATTTAGAATATTAGTGAACAGTCTATTTGATTTTATCGTTGAGCCAGTAGGCCAGCGATATTCTAATGACGTAAAAGTAGGTGACAAAAGCCTTATAATTAACACTAAGATAGAAAGTTTTAAAGCTGTTAATAATATTGCTAAAGTTATTTCTATTCCTAAAGCTTTTAAAACACCAATTAAAAAAGGTGATTTAATTATGATACATCATAATGTCTTTAGAAGATTTTATGATATGAAAGGTAGGGAGAAAAACAGTAAGTCTTATTTTAAAGATAATATGTATTTCGTACAGCTAGATCAGGTTTATTTATATAAACCTAAAGACAAATGGTTATCGTTTGGTGACAGATGTTTTTTAGCTCCTATTAAAGATTTCAATGAAGTAGATACAGGTTTAGAACAAAAGCTTATTGGTATTGTCAAAATTGGTAATAGCTCCTTAGAAGTGCTAGGAATCAACGAAGAAGATTTAGTTGGTTTTAAACCATTTGGTGAGTTTGACTTTGTCGTAGATGGCAAACGTCTTTATTGTATGAAATCTAATGATATTGTAATTAAGTATGAACGTCAAGGAAACGAAGTTGAACATAATCCACGCTGGGCACATAGCTGTTGAAGAACTTATTAAAGTTGCTAAAGAAGCTATAATTGATTCAGATGATGATGTGTCTGCTGACAGATTAAAAAATGCAGCAGCTACTAAAAAGCTAGCTATATTCGATGCTTTTGAAATACTTAATCGTATTAAAGAAGAGGAAGATATGTTAAATGAAAAACCGAAAGAAGAGGTTAAGGTTCAAGCTTTTGGAGGTTTTGCAGAAAGAAGATCTAAGTAATGTATAAGCAAACTTTATACAAAGTAATAGATCACATAAAACCGCATGTAATAAAAAGATTGAATAAATCTAAAAAGTGGGAGTATGGTTATAATAAAGAGTATGATGTTATTGTCATATCTCAAACCGGTGAGATAGGAGAGATTTATGAAATACAAAACTTAAAGATAGCATTACCAAAAGAAAAAGATACTTTTACTGAAGCAGATACGTGGACAACTCACGAGTACCCTAAACAGTTAAAGAAAATAAAAACTATATTTGATTGGAAACAATATCCAGAAGATTTTAAAGAAAAATGGTATGCATATATTGATAGAGAATTTGCCAGGCGCCAAGAAGGTTATTGGTTTACTAACAAAGGTGTTGCCACTTATATTACTGGTACTCATTACATGTACTTGCAATGGTCCAAAATTGATGTTGGGCAAGCAGACTTTCGAGAAGCAAACAGATTATTCTTTATATTCTGGGAAGCTTGCAAGGCAGATAAGCGCTGCTACGGAATGTGCTACCTCAAAAACAGACGGTCTGGTTTTTCATTCATGGCATCGGGCGAAGCTGTCAATCTTGCCACTATCTCTAGTGATGCTAGATACGGTGTCCTTTCAAAATCAGGGGCTGATGCGAAGAAAATGTTTACCGATAAAATTGTACCAATTTCAGTCAACTACCCGTTTTTCTTCAAACCAATTCAAGATGGTATGGATAGACCAAAAACAGAACTTGCTTACAGAGTTCCTGCTAGTAGGTTTACAAGACGAAAACTAGATAGTAACGAACAAATAGAGGAAATTGTTGGACTTGATACAACTATTGACTGGAAAAATACGGGTGATAACAGTTATGATGGTGAAAAACTAGCATTACTAGTACACGATGAATCAGGTAAATGGGAAAGACCTGACAATATATTAAACAACTGGCGGGTTACAAAAACTTGTTTACGATTAGGTTCTAGAATTATTGGTAAGTGTATGATGGGATCAACATCAAATGCTTTAGACAAAGGTGGTAGAAACTACAAAAAATTATACGATGATTCAAACGTTACCAGAAGAAACCGCAATGGGCAGACTAGCTCGGGACTATATAGCTTGTTCATTCCTATGGAATGGAACTACGAAGGATACATTGATTCTTATGGGTTACCTGTCTTCGAGACACCCACAGAGGAAAAAAAGGGACCTGATGGATTCCCGATTGAAATCGGAGTTATTGAACACTGGGAAAATGAAGTAGATGGCCTTAAGGACGACTCAGATGCACTTAATGAATTATATAGACAGTTTCCTCGTACAGAGAAACATGCCTTCAGAGATGAGACCAAACAATCTTTATTTAATTTAACTAAAATCTACGAACAAATTGATTTTAATGAAGATTTAAAACACTCTGCTGTATTAACTCAGGGTAATTTTCAATGGGAAAGTGGGATTAAAGATACAAGCGTTTTATTTACTCCAAGCAAGCAAGGTAGATTTTTAGTATCTTGGTTTCCAAACGCTGATCAACAAAATAGATACATAATTAAAAACGGTCAAAAACATCCTGCTAATCAACATATGGGTGCTTTTGGTTGTGACAGTTATGATATATCAGGAACAGTGGACGGTAGAGGTTCTAAAGGATCTTTGCATGGTTTAACTAAATTTACTATGGATGATTGTCCTGCAAACTTATTTTTTTTAGAATATATAGCACGACCTCAAACTGCAGACATTTTCTTTGAAGATGTTCTTATGGCATTACATTTTTATGGTATGCCTATACTTGCGGAGAATAATAAGCCTAGATTATTATATTATTTAAAGAGAAGAGGCTATAGACAATACTCTATGAATAGACCTGATAAAACATTATATAAATTATCAGTTGCTGAAAAAGAAATAGGAGGAATACCTAATTCAAGTGAAGATGTTAAACAAGCTCATGCAGCAGCTATTGAATCTTATATAGATAGTTTTGTAGGTTTTAACAATGAACAGTACGGTACTATGTATTTTCAACGTACTCTAGAAGACTGGGCAGCGTTTGATATAAACAATAGAACTAAACATGATGCTTCAATTAGTTCTGGACTAGCTTTAATGGCTTGCAATAAACATAAATATAGACCAACAGCTGAAACTGTAAAAGAAAAAGTTATGTTAAATTTTTCTAAATATAGTAACGAAGGCAATAAATCAAAAATTATAATAGATGATTAACACGAGTACTAATAGTTCGTTTCCTAATCAGGTGGTACCTGAAGCGGAAAAGCGAAGCTGGGAATACGGCTTGCTTGTTGCGCAAGCGATTGAACACGAATGGTTTAGAGGTGGTAGAATAAATAATAGTCGTTGGAACAGTGGTTATCAAAATTTTAACAGATTAAGATTATATGCTAGAGGTGAACAACCTATACAAAAATATAAAGATGAATTATCTATAAATGGTGATTTATCTTATTTAAACTTAGACTGGAAGCCAGTACCTATTATACCTAAAT